GTAATAAAAAGGAGGGGTTCAGGATATAACAAAAAGAAGAAGAAATCTAAAAATAATCAAACAGCCCAACCAAATAAGTATTCAAAAAAAACACCTATGAAAATAGGTAAAAGAAAAAACAAGTTTGAAGATTTTATGAAAAATATTTGTCTTGACGCTACAGAACAAAAAGAACTTGCAAAAGCCTCTAAAGAAGATGAAGTTTCAAGAAAAAATACCCAGCCTAAACGAAAAGGTAAAAGACCAAGTACACTTATAGATGTAAGGTGTAGTACATGCCTAAAAGATTTTAATGTTTCTAGAAATCTAGTGGGAAGTGTAGAAAGATGGAAATGCAATTCTTGTTGTTGTCAAGGGAGATAAATTAATGATTTTGTCAGATCCTGCTGCGGAACGTGCAGTTTTAGCTGGTGTGTGTAAATATGGCACAGAAGCTTACTATGACGTAGCAGACATAATAAATGAAAATACATTCACTGTTGATTCTAATTCTGTTATCTATTCGTGTGTAAAAAGACTAATAGAACAAGACGATACAAGGGTTATAGATGTTGCGTCTGTTCTTTCTTCTGCTAAAGAAATAGGTCTTGATACATTCTTTACGAATAATAATGAGCTATCTCATTTAGGTGCTGTTTTAAAGTTTCCTGTTGCGTTTCAAAACATAAGAAAGTTTGGCGCAAAGATAAGAAAGCTTCAAATAGCTAGAATGATGTACGATCAACTTGAAGAAACTAAAGAAAAGTATCTTCATATTAAAGGCGATGAACCTATATCTCATATTCTTGGTATGGCAGAAGAATCAATTTTTGATTTTACTTCTTTGCTAAACGATCAAGACGATGCTCCAGAACTTTTATTCGGAGATTTAGATGAATATTTAATTGATAGAGCCGAAAATAGAGTAGATCAGATTGGTATTCCTACAGGCTTTAATAAATATGATTTTGCTATTGGAGGCGGATTAAGGAAGGGGACTGTTAATGTCATTGGAGCTAGGACAAAAGTTGGCAAAAGTCTTATCGGTTTAAATATGGGATTTGATATTGCTAAACGAGGTGTTCCTGTTTTATATCTTGATACTGAAATGACTAAAAAAGATCAGCAGAATAGAGGCGGTGCAATGTCATCATTCAGTAATCATGCTAAATCTAGTATCAATGAAATTGAGACTGGAAAATTCGCAGATAACCCATTCCAAAAGAATTCTATATTGGAATTAGCAAAAGAGCTAAAAAATATTCCCTTTTATCATAAAAATATTGGAGGCAGAGCATTTGAAGATCAAGTCTCTATTATGAGAAGATGGCTGGCAAAAACAGTTGGTTTGAATGCAGAAGGTAAAGCAAATGATTGTGTTATTGTATATGATTATCTGAAGCTTATGGAAGCATCCGAACTAGCAAAGACAGATCTAAAAGAATTTCAGCTTCTGGGGTTCATGATGACCTCTCTACATAACTTTGCTTTAAGATACGAGATTCCTATCCTTTCTTTTATTCAATTGAATAGGGACGGTATTACAAAGGAATCTACAGATGCTGCAAGTGGTTCAGATAGGATTATGTGGCTATGTTCTAATTTTACTATTTATAAAGAAAAGTCAGACGAAGAAATAGCTCAAGACGGAATATCTAATGGTAATAGAAAACTTGTTCCAATTATTTCTAGACATGGAGAAGGCTTGTCTGGAGGCGATTATATTAATGTAATGATGCAAGGAGCTTATGCTAAATTAATAGAAGGTCCGACCGCACAAGAATTAGCCAATAGTAGAACCGAAGATGAAGTAAATGATGAAGAAGATATCGCATTTTAAATATAAAGATCAAGGGAAATTAAATCAGTTAACTGATATAGTTTTAGATAATATTGAAGATATTTACGAATATTTTGAAGCTGAATATCATAAAGGTCAAAAAGTATTTTTTTCAAATTGCTTTATACATGGAGGTGATAATAAAACTGCATTAAATTTATACTACGATGCAGATTATAGGGTCCACTTTAAATGCAGAACTCATGGTTGCGAAAAACATTTTGGAACTTCTCTTCTTAGTATGATAAGAGGCGCACTTTCTAATGTTCAATATAATTGGAAAGTACCAGGGGACAAAACTGTTGGGTTTAATGAAACAGTTGAATTTCTATTAAATAGATATAAGTTAGATTTTGGACAAATAAAATCACAGTCATTAAATGTAGGTAATCATGAATTTTGCAAGGTTGTAAACACTTTATCTAAAAACAAATTAAGTGGAACTATTGATAAAGAGTTTTATAGAAAGCGAGTCGAAATACCTTCAAAATATTTTCTTAACAGAGGATATACTATTGAGGTATTAGATGACTATGACGTTGGAAATTGTAACACTTATGGTAAAGAATTTTTTAACAGAGCCGTTGTTCCAATCTATGATGACGATGGCGATATGATAGTAGGATTTACCGCTAGAAGTATTTTTGAGCAATGTAAAGAATGTAAATCATATCATGACCCAAATAAACAATGCTATCATTTTCCAAAATGGAGGCATTCAAAAGGGTTTCAAAAAGAGAAATCGTTGTATAACTTTTATAAAGCAAAAGATCATATATTAGAATCTGGAGTAATTGTTATAGTTGAATCGCCAGGAAATGTTTGGAGACTAGAAGAAGCAGGCATACATAATTCTGTAGCCCTGTTTGGCACAGTTTTGAACAATCCTCAAAAACAATTAATAGACGAATCTGGGGCATTGTCGATTATAATTATAATGGACAATGATGAAAATGAAGCTGGTCAAAAAGCTGCTCAAAAAATCAAAGAACAATGTGAAAAATCATATCGTGTTTATACTTTAGATATAAATAAACAGGATGTTGGAGAAATGAATACTAACGAAATAACCGAAGATATTAGACCTTGGATTAATAAGGCAAAGGAGATTTATAAATGACTCAATTAATTGGTTTTGCAGGAAAAAAACAAAGCGGAAAAGACACATGCTGTAATTTTGTCTTGATGTTAAAATTGATAGAAAATGGCGTTTGTCAAAAGGCAAGGCTAAATGATAAGGGTGTTATAGAAGTTTCAGATGTTTTTGGAGAAAGCAATGACAAAGAATGGATGGAATTTAGACAACCAGATGTAAATGTTGCTGCTGTAATGAATAATTTTAATGATGTAAAAATTTATTCTTTGGCAGGAGAGCTTAAAAGAATCTGTGTAGATGTTTTTGGAATTAAGCATTCTCAAGTATATGGAACAGACGAGCAGAAGAATCAGCTACAGGAACATTTGTTGTGGGAAAACATGCCGGGAGTGATGACTCCACATGAATGGTCAATGAGGCAAGGTGGCGTTGCTGCTGGGTATACTCAGAATCCAGAAGATTTTAATATTAAATTAGGGGAAGGTCCAATGACCGCTCGCGAATTTATGCAATTCCTCGGTACGGATGTAATGCGTAAAATGTATAAAGATATATGGGTTAATTCTTTAATGAAAAAAATAGAAGAAGATAATCCAAAAATAGCATTGATCTCAGATGTAAGATTTGATAATGAAATTAAAAAGATAAAGGATGAGCTTGGTATTGTTATTGGATTAAAAAGAGATATTTATAAATCAAAAGACAAGCATAGTAGCGAAAAGATTAAATTTAGCTTATGTAGTAAAGTGATAGACAATACAAAAATGGATATTCCAGAACAAAACAAAGCTATTTATGGAGCGTTAACTTCATTAAATTGTAAATACCTAACTGACTTAGGAGTTTAATATGGGAATTCCTATAGTTTATTTTAGAAGCAGTTCTTTTAATTCTCATAGAACTTGTGAAATGCAATTTTACACAGAATATGTTTTAGGTTTAAGAGGAGATGGAAATAAGAAAGCAGACAAAGGAACAATTACTCACAAAATCCTAGAGATAACCGCTCTATGTAAAAAGGCATCTCAAGAAGGAATTAAAGTAATTGATGATGAGGATATCGGAGAAGTATTTACTGACAATTATGATCCAGAATACCTTAACAGTATTGGCGCTAGGGTGTATGAGCATTATATAAAAATATTTGACTATCATGTTGGTAAAAAAGCATGGACAAATAAAGACTTTGAAGACTGCGTTAGTTGGGCATGGAAAGCCTTAAAGTATAGAAAAGGAATGTTTGATCCTAGAAATAGAGATGTTGTTGATGCAGAGCCTCACTTTGATTTTGAAATTGATAAACCTTGGGCAAAGTATAATTATGAAGAACATGGACTGTCTGGTAATTTAGCACTAAAAGGGACTATAGATTTAATAGCTGATTTAGGTGATGGTGTCTATGAAGTTATTGATTGGAAAACTGGACAAAGAAAAGACTGGGCAACAGGGAAAGAATATACTCAAGAAAATCTGTTTGACAATCCTCAATTAAGACTGTATCATTATGCTTGTAAACATATGTATCCAGATGTTGAGACATTTCTAATGTCAATCTACTTTATCAATCAAGGAGGTCCATTTACGGTGCATTACCAAGATTCTGATTTAGAAAGAACAGAAGAAATAATTCGTAAAAGATTTGAATATATCAGAGATACAAAAGAGCCAAAAACTATTCCAGAAGTAAATCCAAAGCAAGGATTTTTCTGTAAATATTTATGTCATTGTGGAATGACTAGCTTTGAAGATTCTAAAAACGTATTGCCTATTGTAGAAAAAAGACCAGGGCAAAGAACAAAATATGGTGAGATTATGACAAAATGTGAACAAATTAGATATATGATTAAAAAGAATGGAATTGAATGGGTTACTGAAAATTATATTCATCCAGATCATACTCATGGAAGATATGGTTCTGGTGGGGGAAAGGTTCAAGACTAATGCTAGAAGTAAAAATAACAAAAGATATTATTAAAAATTCTTGTCAAAAAGCTTTTGAAAAAGGATTAATAAAATCATCAGTAGATTATTTTACAATAAAAGATCTAATAGGATTAGAAATACTTAAGTCTATATTAGAATGTTCAGAAAAAGAAAATAAAGATTACCATTTAATCTGTGAAGAAAATTCCTATAGAGTAAAAACAGATATAACTAACACTGAACCAAAACCTTATCACGAATGTATAGTTAAAAGCTATAATTCTAGACAAAAATTTGATAGGTATATTTTTGTCAGAGTACAATTTATTAACGATGTTCCAAAAAGAGCATGGATTGCTGGATGGATTGATAAAAAAGACTATTTTAAGAAATCAATTAATCTGAAAAAAGGCGAAGTTGATGAATCAAATGGTATGGAAATTAAGTTTAACTGTTGCAAAATAAAGATAGAGGAATTAAATGAAATACACCCCATTGCATGTACATAGTGAGTACTCACTACTTGATGGACTTAGCAAGTGCAATGAAATATCAGATAGAATAGAAGAAATAGGTTCTACTTCTTGTGCATTAACGGATCATGGAAATGTAAGCGGCGCTGTTGATTTTTCAAATGAATTAAGATCATCAGGCTTTCAACCATTGTTGGGTTGTGAAATGTACATTTGCAATGGTCTTGTTACTGAAAAAGTTAAAGATAACAGAAAATTAAATCATCAAGTTATTATAGCTAAAAATGCAAAGGGGTGGAACGACCTATTATCCTTGGTTTCTATCTCTAATAAAAAAGAACACTTTTATCATAAGCCAAGGATTGATACTGATATCTTGGCTTGCGTTGCTTCACAAAAGAACTTAGTTTCATTTAGCGGTCACTTAGGCTCTACATTAGCCAATGCAATAACAGAAGGCGAAAGACTAGATCCTGACTGGATGAAAAAGGGTGTTGCAAAAGCTAAAGATTTAGAGTTGATGTTTGGTAAAGGAAATTTCTTTATTGAAATTCAATTGATCGACTCAAAGATTAATAAATTTGCTGGTACAGTAGCCAATGCTCTTAGGGAAATTTCTAAAATCACTAATATACCTTGTGTTGCAACTCCTGATGCTCATTATTGCAGGAGAGAAGACGCAGAGGACCAAAGAGTTCTCTTATGCACTGCTCTAAAAAAGACTATAAGCCAAGTGCAAAGAGAATTAAAAAGTGGTGCAGCAAGCAATGTTTTGAAGACTTCATTTTTGTCTAATAATTATCATATACCATCTTATGATGATATGAAAGTATTTCATACCGACGAAGAACTTCAAAATACAAATCTTATTTTGGATATGTGTGAAGATTATGATATTACAAAATCTCCACAACCTCCAGAATTTAAATGTCCTGGCAATATGAATCCAGAAGAATATTTAAGAAAATTATGCAGAGATGGTTGGAAAAAAAAGATGATAAACATAGATAATAAATCTAAGGAATTTTCTGAATATGGAGCAAGAGTTAATAACGAATTAGATATATTTACATCTATCGGTTTATCAAGCTATTTTTTAATTGTAGACGATATTCTTCAATTCGTAAGAAGCAAGGGTTATATAACTGGTCCCGGTAGAGGAAGTGCTGCTGGATGTATGGTTTCTAATCTTTTGAGTATCACACAGGTAGATCCTATACCATATAATCTAATCTTTGAAAGATTTTATAATGCGGGTAGAAATGCCCCTGGTAAAATATCCTGGCCTGATATCGACTTCGATATTCCTAAAGCCGCTAGAGAAGAAACAATTGAATATATTAAAAATAAATATGGCGAAGAAAATGTTGCCCAAATTATTACATTCCAAAAATTAAAAGGTAAGGCAGCATTAACTAGAACTATGGCGGCGAGAGGAAATATTAGTTTTGAAGAACAAAAGGCAATTACAAAGTGTCTGCCTGAGCCAGCAAGTGTTTCAGACGAACTGCAAGATATCGAAGAAGAATATGGATATTCATCAAGTATTATTTGGGCATTAGAAAATACTCCAGATAAATTAAAGAACTGGTGCTACTTAGGGAAGGATAATAAACTAGAGGGGAGATTCGCAAAGATATTTGAGCAAGCTATTCGTATAGAGCATACTAAAATTATTGCAGGAAAACACGCTGCTGGAATTGTTGTTTCTAATGATCCAATTAGCAAGTCTTGCCCAATGGTTTTAGATAATAAAGGAAAAGGAATGTTGGCTGGTTTTGAAGGTCCAAGCTGTGAGGAAGTTGGACTTTTAAAATTAGACTGTTTAGCAATTAGAGGGTTAGATAAAGTTATGGATGTTGTAAACATAGTTAGTGGAGAATAAATGAATATAAATAAAAGGGAGAATAAATATGCCTAAAAATACTAGATGGATTATTTGTTTTGATTTTGAAACGGACTCTCCAGACCGAGAAACGTGTAATCCTGTCCAACTAGCCGCTGTACCTATTGATCCAGAAACTTTAGAAGTAAAAAAAGATCAATCATTTAATATTGTTATCAAACCAGATGGTATCAATAAAAAAGAATATTTAACAGATGAGCGAGAAAAAACAATTCAATGGCACGCAGATAACTATGGCGTGTCTTTTGAAGAAATATTAGACAAATGGAAAACAGGAGTTACAGAAAAAGTCGCATGGAAAAACTTTTCTACATGGTGTTCAAAATATACAGTTGATAAAAAACCTGGGCAATGGTTCCCTCAACCAATTCCCGCAGGGTATAATATTACAGGGTTTGATATTCCCATAGCTAAAAGACTTTGTGAAAAACATAAAATTAAAATGCCATTTTCAGAAGTCACTAAGCTAGATGCTATGGATAATTTGTTCTGGTGGTTTGAAAACCTTGAAGAACCGTTCGATTATAAGATGGATACTTGGAGAAAGTTTTTTGGCATGAAAGCTACAGGAGTGGCTCATGATGCCTTAGTTGACGTTCTTGAAGAAGCTGCTATAATTACTAGGTTTATGAAATTTCATAGAAAACAATCTTCTGTTGACAAATTTAAAAATAGTTTTTCTGGAATAGAATTATGATTGAATTCCCATGTGGATGTAAATTTGAAAAAAATGATAAGGGATTGCCTGTATTTAATCCTAACATTGAAGATATGCCATTAGACTGTGATAGAACATGGGATATGATATGTGAAGGAAATACAAAAGGTGTTTTTCAGCTTGAGTCTCAACTTGGACAAAGCAAAGCTAAAGAAGTAAAACCAAGAAGTATTGAAGAACTTTCAGATCTTATTGCTATCATTAGGCCGGGGTGCGGCGATGCTATTGTTGATGGTAAATCATTAACTCAGCATTATATTGATAGAAAATCTAAAAAAGACCCTGTTGAATATTTCCATAACGACCTAGAACCTGTTCTTAAAAGCACATATGGCATTCTGGTTTATCAGGAACAGGCTATGCAGATTGCACAACTAGTTGCAGGATTCTCTTTGCAACAAGCAGACAATCTTAGAAAGGCTATTGGTAAGAAAAAGGTTGACCTCATGGCTCAAGTTAAGAAAGAGTTTTTTACAGGAGCAAAAGAGGTAGGAAAGTTTACAGAGGAAGAAGCAGAGGAAATTTTTAGCTGGATTGAAAAATCGCAAAAATATTCATTCAACAAAAGTCATAGTATTAGCTATGCTTACAATGGATATCAAACAGCTTATGCAAAAGCACATTTTCCCAGAGCATTTTTTACTTCTTATTTAAGACATGCTGACGGTAAACCAAAACCGTTTGATGAAATAAGCGAATTAGTTAATAATGCTAGAATAATGGATATTGATATTATTCCTCCTTCTATCAAGAATTTAAGTGCTAAATTTAAATTGATTGATAATAAACCAACATTTGGAATCGTTAATGTAAAAAATGTTGGGCAAAGCGTTTACGACCAACTCCACGGCTACATTACCACTAATAATATTAATGTAGCTGAAATGGAATGGGAAGAATTTTTAATGAGGCTTGGAAGATTTATTAAATCA